GTCCATTCCACTTCATTCATCTTCTCTTACCCCCTTTGTTCAGTTTGGATTTAATGTAGTCTAGTTGTGTAGGAGATAGGATGCGTAATGCTTGCTTTGCCTTTTCATTACTATAACCATAGTATTGTTTGACAACATCAAGATCTTTCACCTTATCCTGCTTACCCCAAGGAGAGAATCTCTTCCTAGGTCTGACTATATGTATATAAAAATCATACTGTAAACGACTAGGTATATCATGCTTCATATTCATCTCATTGGCATATAATACAGTATCCATATGATGTGACATACACTTATTGATGATGTAAGGAGGATAGTTCTTTTCCCATCCAGGATCGTCAGTGTCTAGTACACTCTTCTTATTAAGGTTGATGGAGTTGAGGTATGCCGATAAGGGGTACCGATCATCATATGACATAGTTTCTTAAGAGAAGTTCTTTACGTTGTTTTTGATTTTCAATATAGTTTGCATCGCTATGTCTCAGAGAATATGTGTGCTCGTAAGTTGATGCTGTCCATCCTTCAAACCTATTTTCAATTATATTACTATCGTTATAAGATATCAACTGGTCAATGTCACAACTCATACAATCTCTAGCAAACAACTCATGACTAAATCCTTTGTGCATATCTCCTTTAGTTCCATAGAGATTAGACTTGATCTCATATGGAGGATCTAGATATAAAAATTTAGTAGTATTAATCTCAGTGAGATTATCAGGTTTCATTAACTGTTCATATGAAAGGTTTGTAATAGTCCACCTCTTTATCAACATACTAAAGTAAGGAAGATTGTCTATACCGTGTAAAGTAAAGTTTTGTTCAGATGCTAGTTTACTGAATGATGAGTTCATTGACAACCCACTAAATGAGCATTTGTTTGTAACATAAAATGCAACTGCTCTATGAAATGGTTCAGTTAAATGAGGATCTTTTTGTAGATACTCTTTTGATTCATTAAATAAAATCCTTGCTGTCCATGGATCAGCGTGTCTTTGCTTAAGTTGTATAAGTTCATTCCTTAGTCTAACTATATCATTCTGAAGAGTTTTCCAAAATTGATACAAGGGTTCATATAAATCATTTACCCATACATCTAAGTGAGGATATCTTTGAGAGATATAGATTGCTACAGAACCTCCACCTAAGAAGGGTTCACGAAACTCTTCATAAGCATTAAGGTCTGGTAGTTGTTGAGACAACTTTGCAAGTGCCTTTGACTTGCCACCAGGATATCTTAGAGGTGTTTTATTGTATGCCACTATAATCAGGATAAATTTCAGGACCTGGCATAGGTGCGTAGTACCCTTTAGGACCTGTCTTGGGTTGTATATCAATGAGTGCTTGAACTGCTTCGTCAAACCACCTATTCATTGACTTTGCCATAATACGATAGGACGTACCAACGTATAGTTGACCACCTACAACAGCAACTGCTGTGGCACCCCAGAACCAGTAATAGAATCTGGACTTCATTTGTGCCCTAATTTTTTCACGTTTTCTCATAAATTTGTTAGTCATCATGATCATCCCAAGGATCGGTCAAATCCTTATTATTAAAAAATGCTTTAGTTGCACCATAGATTGTTAGGATTAAAAATGCTCCTGCTATGATTGCAATAAACTGACCTGTTTGATTTAAACCTACAAAGTTACCATGCGGTATCAATGTATCATAGCATTTTGCTATTTTTTCTGGATCGTTCCAAGTGCCAGGCAGTGTGTATACTGGTGGGCATGATAGGAAAAGATTCATTTAAAGTTACACTCCATCATAAGTTGAGTAAGACAAGCAAGAAGATTTACTTCTTGATCTGCTACGAATGCAGATTTGTATTGGTAGTCTGCAATAATTAGAACTGCTGCTGCAGTGCTAGGACCATCCATTACACTTGTCAAGTTATCGTATAAGTTACGCATGATTGATGCAGGGTCTGAATCTAGATTCTGTTGTACCCATGCTTTCACATCATTGAACTTTTTATCTCTCATACTATCTACGAGAGTATCGATCTTGGCATCACCGAGTGTTGCTAGTATCCCTGTATCTATGCCACCTGTAGAAGCATAGCGTTGTAGTTCGTTTAGTGTTCTCCTAAAGTCAGGAAAATACTTTTGGATTACCTCTGCTACAACTTTATTATTGAAAGTGACTTTCTCTTTAGTAAGAATGTCACGACATTTGTTAAAGAACTCACCCGCTAGAAGTTGTTTTGATTTACCACGAACATTGAAATCTATTACAGTTGTTCTACTGTGTAGAGGTTCAATAATCTTATTCTTGAAGTTACAAGTAAAGATAAAGCGACAGTTCTTTTGGAATGTCTCTATTGATGCCCGAAGTAAAAGTTGTACATCTGGGGTAGTGTTGTCTGCCTCATCGATGATAAGGATTTTGTGCTTTGCTCCACCTGTAAGAGATACAGTCGCAGCAAAGTTTTGTGCTTGGTTTCTAACGGTATCGAGGAATCTCCCCTCGTCCGATCCATTGATAACATAGAAGTCTGCTCCAAGTTCATTACAAAGTGCTTTCGCAATAGTAGTCTTACCTACTCCTGCTGTGCCAGACAAGAGGAGATTAGGTATCTCCCCCTGCTCAACAAAACTAGAGAAGGTATCTTTCACATTCTGTGTGAGAATACAATCCTCTACTTTCTTAGGACGATATTTCTCAACCCAGAGAAAATCATCATGCATTTGGTTCTAGTGCAATAAAGTATTTGATACCGTTGCCTTGAAACTTAGCAACGTTCTTACTACTGATAGATACGTCATACGCACCTGCAAGTAGTTTTAAGTTTTCTACTCTGAAACAGTAGCAGAAATTCTCAGTTGTAGTTCCTACATTGACAGAGAAGTTATTAGAAGTTTCGTTCTTCTTATCTGTCACTGTTAGGTTCATTGTCTCTCCATCACCAAACAGACATAGGTCTGGTAGTGCATAGATAGATGCTGCCTTATTAAGTTGTCTTAAAGTTTCAGCATCAAGATGGAAAGATACATCATATTCCTTAAGTTCTATTTCTTTCTCTGGTGCCTGAGTAATGATATCAGGATCAGCATAAAAATATCTGGTCTTAGAACGACCCCTAGCATCTGTAATAGTTACATAGGTACTGCTAGTTGTATCGATCCTTGGTTGATCTAATAGTGATAGTCCATTGATGAACATACCTAGATCGTAAATAGCAATCTCAGAATCAAATGCTTCTTCTACATCAGCAATAGCAAGAATGTTCTTGTTGATGCTAAGGGTTGCTATCTGATTTCCTGGTTTGATTACTATTGATTTGTTGATAGTACAGAAGTTTTTTAAGATTTCAACTGTTCTAGGTGTAATGTCAATCATTTCTTTGCTAGACGTTTTAAGTGTTGGATAAGTTGGAATAGTTACTGTCATTGTTGTGTTGATTAAAATGGTAAAGAAGAATGGCATAGTGCATAATCTTTAGCATATCATCTTTGGGTGTACCTTTACGATCATATCGAGAGGCATACTTCAAGATGTTACTGCGACAGAATGCTTCTGCATCACCAACCGCTTCGATTAGGTCTAGGGTTTGAATATTCCCAGAAGAATAATGGCGGTCATATGTGGAGGACACATAAGACCGCACTTCGTCAAGGATCACATCTTCATTGTATTTCATTATATACTGAGAAGTTTTCTCGTTCTCAGTATACAATGCTTTTCAATCTTTGTCAACTATTCTCTTCATCCTCCATTTCATCTCCTGCATCAACCTTAGTATAAAGGTCAAGGAATGATTGCTTGGTGTCCTCATCGAAACGTGAGATGCAGTTTGTTACTGCTGTCAAACGATTACCGAAGATAGCAAATGCTTTTGCAATGTGAACTAGACGACGTGTAGTTACAACTTCGTCAACACCACCATCATAGAATGTCTTACGGATAACACCTGCCCACTTGATTAGGTTCTCTGTGAAGTCTTTGTCACAACCATTAGCAAGAAGAATTCTAGTCTCAACTGCTGCAGATGGATACTCTTGCTCGAAGGTCACAGGGAATCTCTCAAGGAATGCTTCGTTAAGAACGTTAGTGCCTACGAATCTACCATCCTCAGAACCTTTACCTTTGGTGTTAGCAGTTGCGATTACATTGAATCCGTCTGCAGGTCTGACATACTTACCGATCTTCTTAAGGAAGACACCCTTACCTTCTAGTACAGATTGTAAACATAGAATCTTGTTAGATGCTAGGTCAATCTCATCAAGTAATAAGATAGCACCTCTCTCAAGTGCTTCGACTACAGGACCGTTGTGCCATACAGTAGAACCATCAATCAATCTGAATCCACCAATGAGATCATCCTCATCAGTTTCGATAGTGATGTTGACTCTGATGAGTTCTCTCTTCTGTTGAGCACATGCTTGCTCTACACATAAGGTCTTACCATTACCAGATAGACCTGTGATGAATGCAGGGTAGAATAACTTGGACTTGATAATCTTTTGGATTGAATCAAAAGAACCAAACTTAGTAAAGGTCTCATCCTTACTTGGAACATAAGATGCTTCAACTGCAGGTTGAGCAGAAGGTGCTTTGTATGCCTTCTCGATTGCTTCTGCAGTAAGATTCCACTTACCAATACCAGTTTTGTAGTTCTTCAATCTCTTACATGCTGTAGCGTATGAGATAGAGAGAGTCTTACCTGCTTCTCTGATGTCGTTGCAACCTACGTCACTACCAACCTTCTTAGTTAGGTAGTCAACTAGTTGTTCTGTTGTTACTGGATTTGGTTCAAAAGTCATTGTTTCAGTGGATTGTTTGTTTGTTATGTACTTATTATAGCAGGTACATCTGCTATGTGCAACAGTAGTGGACACTTTGTTAAGTGTCACGCTATCTGTTCGATAAATTTGTTGAGCACAGTTTTGTTGGATGTCTTAGAACCCATGTGCTTTTTGAATGCACGTTGTAGTTCTGCTTTGGTAGCAACCTCACCCTTTGCTTTTACTTCGATCTCTTCAGAAGACTCACCGATGTTTCTGTCTGGCATATAGATTTGCTCAGAGAAACCACATGCGTTTGAGATAGAGAAGTATCTCTCTTTCTTCCATGTCTTGTCAAGAACATTGTAGTCAACACCTTGAACATCATTGTATCTTAGAGTACGAGTTAGATCTCCCTTACTGCATAGTCTGATACCTATCCAGTTGTAATCAGTGATCTCTCTGAAGAATGATACAATCTCTTTGGTTGTGCAGTATGGATGTGTATCAATTTTTCTAGTGTACCCTGTTTTCTTATCGCGAAGAAAAAATACTGATGCACATGCATGTGCTATAGATCTAGTAACTTTTTCAATGTTACCATCATTCCATCTATCCTCTTCTGAGATATAAGACATAGGGTTTGCCTCTCCATCAGTTAGACATACAACGTTTACCTTTTGTACATTCTCAACTTTCTTCATCTTGTCAACAAGTTGACGAGTACACATGATTGCTTCTGCAAGTGGTGTACCACCTAGTGTATACTTTTGACATGAGTTGACTCTGTATCCACCCATTGCAAAAACCTGCATAAAGATGACTTTCATAGACTCATCAAGAGACTTAGCATTTTGCTGAGAAGATAATAGTTCTAGCATTTTGAATGAGTCATTGATGTAAAGGTCACCTGCTTTGAATCTTGCATACCCATCATCAGAGTGTGCTCTGAAGTATACATCTTGGAATGCAAGAACTCTGAATGGAATACCTGCTTTACGACAGAACCATACTAGGTTGAATGTTTGCTTGATAGTATCAAGTAGAACATGTGTCATAGAACCAGACCAATCGATATGAAATACTAGACCGTGATTCTTACCATCAGGTACAGTTGTGATTCTCTTGAAGATATCATCTGTCAACTTGTACTTGTATAGAGAGTTAGTGTTGATAACACCAGTTTTAGATGTTGCCTGTCTCTTGTACTGATCAGCAGACTTTTTCATTTCAAACTGCTTTACAAGATAGTTTACTTCTTTGTTAGCAGACTTCTTGAATCTGTTGTATTTTCTGACAACATATTCATTGTACTGTGCCATGTGGTCAAGGAACTCAGTACGCTCTTCCTCTGTAACAACTCTCTCTTGTCTTGGATTGAAGAAGTGCTCTTTGAGATCATCATGAATTTCTTTGTGAGAAACAATGTAATCTTCAACCTTGACTTCTGGTAGTGTAAGGTACTTCCACTCTTTTGCATTGTCATCAATCAATGTCTCTAGTGCCTGATCAAATGCTGTTTGAGTAATACTTTCTGTCTCATCAAAATCAGAATCCTCAGAACCTTTCTGTCCACTACTAGGAGTTGCTTCTGGTGTACCTACTGGTGCATGAGGTTGATCTGAGTCCATAGATATTTGCTGTTGTTGCTGTTGCTGTTCATCACCTTTCTCAGATGGTTGCATATCCCACTCAACATCCATGTCTCTTAGGTCACCTAAGTCTCCCATGCTAGGTGCTGTATCTGATGACTCAGCATCCTCTTTATCATCTTCAATCTTCTCTGCTCTACCGTATAGGTCGATTGCTAGTTGTACTACCTCATCAAATGTTTCTGTCTTAGCAGCACGATCTACCCATACCTGCTCCTCAGGAGAGAAACGAATATTAGCATTGCCTTTGAACCATAAGTTGATGCGATCAATGAAAGGAATTTTTGTGAGATCTTCATGGTTTACACCAAAGAAATCGTCTCTGTTCAACTCATGATATCCATCAAAGAAACTTTTACGAAGACCTGGATATGTTCTCTTCATCAACTTCTCGATACGAACATCTTCTAGGACATTCACAAATCCTCTGTCACCATCGTGAGGTTTGTTTGGTGTATATAATGCATGTCCAACCTCATGACCAACAAGTAAATCATACACTGTGTTAGATGCTGTCTTCCAGATAGGAAGTATGAGGACTCTGTTGTTTACATCAAAAGATGCAGTTGTCACTTTGCGATGCTCAACTGTAAGATTCTCTGTTGCTAGTAGTTTAGCAAGTGTTCCTTTTACTTCTTGATTAACTGTCATGTGTTTCCTTGTGTATGTACTTATTATAATACATTTTTGAGGTGTGTGCCAGTACTATGGACACTTTGTTAACTGTCACATGACCGCAGTTACACTCATTACTGTTGCACCAGGATTACGAGCAAGTGCTACTTGCTTTGCATCTTGGTAATCTATAGCGATCACTTCTTCATCCCAAACTTTACCTGCTTTGTATAGCGTTACTTTACATACCATTATGAATCCTCCGACATTTTTGAGAAATCATTTATCTTTTCAAATTTTATAGTGCGTAAAAACTTATCTAATAACACATCACCTTTATGTGATATAACAAATAGATTAGTTGTCTGCCCTAGTGACTTTAATATCTGCAGTAACTCATTTGTTGCTGCTGCATCAAGAGAAGAATCAAAGACTTCATCAAGTATCAATAGATTAGTTGCTACACTATTCTTCATTCTAGCAACTTCTCTCCATGTAAACAAGAGTGATAGATCTATTTTCTGTTTCTCTCCTTCAGAGAATGATGCATAACTAAAATCAT